CAAGTTGATTATTGCATACTTGACTGCCCAGTATTATCTTCTGCCTTAGCAAGTAAGATATGGCAGAACTCTAGTATGTCAATATTAGATTTTGGAAAAGTATTTACAATATCTAACAAATAAACTATAATGGAAAACTCTAAAAAAGTTTCCTTTGACGAAGACGATGTTCAGTATATGACTGATCTTTTGTTGGAAACTTCTATGTCTTTAACCGATATAGCAAAAGAGCTAAATTGTTCTATCAGTTTTTTAAATAAAAAAATAAACCAATATGGTTTAAGCTGGTTAAAAACAAGTCATAAAAAAATGTCAAGAGGCCAGTCGGCTCTTACATTAATAATGCAAAAGCTTCTTCCAAATGAGGAAATAGTAAATGAATATCATTTAGGAGATAGGCTTAAGCTTGATGTTTATTGTCCTAAATATAAAATAGGTGCAGAGTATCATGGTCGTCAGCATTTTTATTTTACTGGCAGATTCTTTTCTTCAAAAGAAGAATTTGAAGAGTCAATAAAAAGAGACGAGAAAAAAATAGAAAGATGTAAAGAGTTAGGTATAGCTTTAATTGTATTTAGGTATAATGACAAGCTAACAGAAGATTCAGTTTACGATAGAATAATACAAGCCATAAGAGAAAGCCCTGTAGACACCACAACCAAAATTAAAAAACCAAGTATTTCTCAGAATAACTATTATCAAGAAAGAAAAAAGAGATATAATGATAGTAAGAAAAAAAGATACAAAGAGTTAAAGAAGAAAAATGACCGCCGAAGAAAAAACAAATAGTTATCCAATTGAGTATCAAATATTTGCCCTATGCTTGAGAAAAGATGGGGCAATTAATTTTTTTAGTGAAAATTTAAATCCAAGTATAGATGGAATTAATCACGGAGAAAATGGAATATATGAGTTCTACAATGCCTTAATTGCTTATCATAAAGCGACAAAGTTAAATATAGTAGATCCAATTGCATTTAAATCTTGGCTTCAAACAGAAACAGAGATATATGAAGCTCTTGGTGGTGAGCCAGGAACTGATGCAATGTTTTCTATTTTAATGAAAATGGATCTTTCAAGCTCTGAATCTATATTAAAACTAATAGAGCATAAAGCAAATAAGCGCAAGCAAATAGATTACCTGCAAGAACTACAGGTTTTAATTACCCAGAAAAATAATAAGTCAGACGAAGACATAGAAAGAATTTCAACTCTAACTCAAAAAATAAGAGAGTTAGAAAGTCAAATTAACTATAATCCATTAGAAAATATAACCACTGCCGTAGACATTTCATCTAGGGCAGAGCAGCTTTTAATTATTCCAAACTTTCTTCCAACTCAATTTAAAGCCTTGAATAGGGCTATGGGATATACTGATGAGGGCGGGTTTTTTAAGGGCGCAGTTCATGCAATTATAGCTCCATCAGGAAAAGGTAAGTCAACATTTGCAAAGTGCCTAGTTAACAACTGGGTAGATAATGGCTATTCCGCATTATATGTTAATTTTGAGGAAGCTATTTCTCACTGGGAAAGAGTTTTAATGACTCAAATTATTGGAGAAAATGTATACTCAGAGGCAAAGAAATGGACAGAAGAACAAAAGTCAGCACATCTAAATAAGTTCAAAAAGAAAATGGAATCTTGGGGAGAAAGATTCATGGTTAGACATGATCCAGATACTCCATATTTTGAGGACTTAGAAAGATGGCTAAGAGATATCATGGGCCATAATTCAAAACTGCCAGATGTTATTGTTATAGATACAATACAATCAATGTTTACAAGAGGCGGAAAAGGTAAACCTAGATGGGGCGAATTCGAAGAGATGATGGTTCGTCTAGAAAAATTAGCAAGAGACATGAACTGCGTATTAATAATAACTGCTCAAGAAAATTCAAATAGAATGAAAGAAAAAAGAGAAGTAGTACAACAGTCTGATACTGGCGGATCTTTGGCAATTCAACAAAAATGTGCGGTTACAATATTTATAACCGATAAGAAGCTAGCATCTGGAGATGAGTCTGAAGAGGACTACGTTATGCAGCTTCAAATACCTAAGAACAGAATAACTGGATCAACTTTTGTTTATGATCCACCACTAGTTAGGTATAATGATACAACTAAATCTTACGAAGAATATGAAGTCGTAACAGATTCTAGTTATGATAGTTCTTCAATATTGGATGATTTATTAGGAGGAGACTTTTCTTAATGGTAAAACTTAAAACAGCAGCTATAAAAGACTTTCAAACATGTGAACTACTATATGATTATAGGTACGTGCAAAAAATTCCGGAAGCTATCGTTAGTAGAAATATAATAACAGAAAAATTTGAAAATACATTAAAGAATGTAATAAATTTTTATTTATATAAAAAACAAAGTGGATCTACCCCATCATATTCTGCCCTATTGAATAGATGGGAAAAGCTTTGGTTTCCAAAAGATACTTCAGCTCAAGATATTATTAACGATAAACACGAAAGTGCCTATGGAAACATGTCAAGCTTAACGACAAAAGCTGCATCTATACTTCTATCGTTTTGTAATTTCTTTGAAGATGAATCCATAATTCCCATTGGAATATCTGAAGAATATAATGTTCCTGTAGGTAATTCTGTTCTTATTGATAATTTTGATTTAATTTTTTCTAAACAAAATAAAATATATGTAATAAAATGGGTTTTTAATTATAAAGATTCTCATCATTATTTATACAATTTTGATTTTATATCAATGTTCTATGCCTACGGTCATAAAAAGGGCAGCATAAATAATAATGTACTCTTTGGTTATTATGATATAATGGCCAATAAGCATTCAATAGAAACATTTAATATATATAAAGAAGATATTCAGTCTTTAGAATATTGGATAAATACTATAGAAAGTAAAGAAGTATTTGTACCAAGAAGAGGTTTAACTTACTACTGTAAAAGATGCCCCTTTGATAACCCATGTTCAAAGTGGTCTGGATGGAATAAGGAAGAAAATAATGGTTAAAAAAAATTCAATATTAGATGACATTCTGCAAGATGATCAGATAATAAATTTATCAGAAGAAGAAAACAATATACTGTCTCCTCTTCTTGAGGAAATATCTATGATTGAAGATGAAGGATTAAGATCTTTTGTTAGATCTATCCTATTTAGGGCTGAGTCTTTTTGGTCTATACCTTCTTCTTTTTCTGGAAAATATCATCCACCAGACGAACATAATGAAGGTGGCAACGTCCTGCATACTAAAAGAACGGTAAGAGCTGCAAAAATATTATCAGACTCACACAGTCTTTCTTCCGAAGAAAGAGACATAGTAATTGCTGCCTGCCTGTTACACGATGTAACTAAGGGAAAGATAGAAAAGGACGGCTCTTTTGCGTATGATAAAATGCATCCTTATACTGTTTCAGAGTTTATTAAGTTTTGTCAAGAGGATGATAAAAAGTACGCAAATGACATATCTTCTTCTACTTTGTATGTAAGCGAAGAAGATGTTCAAACTCTTCTTAGACTAATTCGATGTCACCTAGGCCCATGGTCTCCAGTGCCAGAAACTATTCCAATTACATACTTAGATATGATAGTTCATTTGGCAGATAATGTAGCAGCGCATGCGCATTATATATTAGATGGAAATGAAATTATTCCAGAAAGATGGAACCTTGATGCAAGAGATGGTCAATAGAATAAATAAGAGAGCTATTATTATTTCTAGATTAGAAAAAATAATAGAAGACTCAGTTTATTATAGAAACTTTTCATCAGAAATGAATGATGAAAAAAAAATTATTATAGGTAATTATGACCAAGATTTTGGTCAGGGAAAAATTGAATAGTGAAACCAGCTAAATTAGATAATAAGTTCTTGAGTGGATGGAGATATGTAGAAGTAGCTAGATATGTTCCATCTCTATCTAGGGTTATCAGAGATAAGGATGGCGATAGTCCGTTAATTATTGACTATAATCAGGTACAAGATTACGCCGATAAACACGGAAATACTGGCATATATACTTCTGTTTGGCTGTACGACTCTAAAGATATAGAGTCGGCAACAAGATACTCTAATCTATACTTTGATCTAGATAATAAAGATATACAAATTTCTTATGATGAAACACTTAAACTAATAAATTATCTTTGCGACCTAATACCAAAAGAAGCTGTAAAAATATACTTTACTGGAAAAAAGGGATTTCATATAGAGTGTGATGCAGAGTGCCTTGGGATATCTCCATCAAATGATCTTCCTGTCATCTATAGATTTATTGCAAACTACATTAAATCTAAAATTAATTTATCAAGTTTAGATTTAAGTGTTTATGATGCAAGAAGAATGTGGAGATTACCAGGCACTAGGCATCAAGATTCTAACCTTTATAAAACACTTATATCCCAAGACGAAATGCTCAGCGGGATAGACGCTATATTTAGAATATCATCTGAGTATAGAGAAAACGAATGCACCCAAAGCAACTTTTCATATAAGGCTAATCAATGGTATAGGGATATGTTTTATTTAATGGAAGAAGATAGAGAAAGAAGTAAGGATTATCTTTCCTATTTTAATAAGCATGGTTCTTCTGGCTTAAGAAAAGTAGATAATAAACCTAAAAAATTTACTCCAAATATATTATTGGAAAAATGTCCAGCAATAAAAAGAATCGCTTTAGAAGCTCAAACAAACAAAGACATTGATCATGAATCAAGATTATTTTTATGTTCAATATTAACATATACAGATGAGTCAATAGAATTTCTTCATGGAATACTTAGTCATTGCAATGATTACAATGTAGAAAAGTCTACTGCGCATATTCAAGATTGGATTAAAAGAAGAGAGATAGGAATAGGCGGAAGACCCTATACTTGTGATAGAGCTAATTCAGTAGGCGTTGGCTGTGGTTCATGTAATCTGGAACAAAGAAGAAAATGGGTTAAAATTGGTGATAAGTTTGTCGAAACAAATGAAAAATCTTCTCCGTCACCAGTAAGATTTGCTTACACTTCTGAAAAAGATTCTAATAAAAGAAAGGAAAATAACGAATGAGTAATATACAAGATCCAGATGATGTAATAGGAGTCTGCTCAGAGTGCAACTCTGATCAACCCATGAATTATATGTACAACAATGCTTTTGCGCAACAAGGTAAACCAGTGCCTTGCAAGTATTGTGGGGGTGTTGTTATAATAGTATATAGAGAACAAAGAGATTCATCATTAAAAGGCAGCGATAGAGAAAGAGGACTTGGTTAATCTAGTGAAGAATTGGACAAACCTGCATAATCACACGGTATTCTCCATGCTTGATGGGCATGGAGATGTCGAAAAATACTTAGAAAGAGCTAAGTCGTTAGGAATGAGCGGATTAGCGACAACCGATCACGGAAATATACACTCGTGGTTGGATTTTTATGATGCAGGGAAAGCAGTAGGCGTAAAGCCAATTCTTGGCTCTGAGTTTTATCAAGCTAGAAAAACCAGATTTGATAGAGATGAAGAGGAGAGATCGGGTCCAGCAAAAAATGAATGGGAACAAAGAGGGCCTTATCATATAACCATCCTTGCCAAAAATAATATTGGATATCATAATATTATTAAGATGTCATCTAAAGCTTTTCTTCAGGGTTATTACGGTAAGCCAAGAGTAGATCATGCTCTAATAGAAGAGCATAGTGATGGAATAATAGTTTTGTCTGGGTGTTTGAATAGTGAAGTTTCTCAGGCTTTATTAAGAAATGACTTTAATTTTGCGTTAACAGCTGCAAAAAGAATGCAAGAAATTGTTCGGAAAAGAAAACTATTTTATAGAAATCCAAGATCATGGATTAACAGAGCAGAGAAAAATATCAAATCAATTAGTTGAAATAGCACAAAAGATTGGAGCTAAAGTAGTTCCAACTGGTGACTGTCATTATGTTAAAAAGGCAGACGCTCACGCGCATGACATAATGTTGTGCGTTGCAACTAACTCAAATATACATACTCCAGATAGATTTTCTTTTTCTGGAGATAAATTCTATCTTCAATCATATGAAGATATGTCTAAAAATTTCTCTGAAGATTGGCTTAGAAATACCATGTCTGTAAATGACATGATTGATTTAGATTTAAATTTTGGAGAAATATATTTTCCAGAGTTTCCTATTCCAACTAAAGAAAAATCAGTAGATTACTTTGAAAGACTAGCTTGGGAGGGACTAAGATTAAGATATGGAAATGACTTACCTGAAAATATAGTAGATAGAGCTAAGCATGAACTTAAGGTTGTTAAGGAGATGGGCTTTCCTGAATACTTCCTAGTAGTATCTGATCTTGTTAAGTGGGCTAAATCGAACTCTATTAGAGTCGGATGGGGAAGAGGGTCTGCAGCTGGAAGTATACTCTCATATGCATTTGAGATCACTAACTTAGATCCTATCAGATTTGGATTATTATTTGATAGATTCTTAGTAGAAGGAAGAAAGTCGATGCCGGATATCGACTTAGACTTTGACGATAGACACAGAGATAAAGTTATAGAATATGCTCGTTCAAAATATGGATCAGACAGAGTTGCTCATATATGTACTTTTAATAGAACTGGAGCAAAGCAGTCAATTAGAGACGCTGCTAGAGCGTTAGGCTATGACTTTGCTACTGGGGATAAGATATCAAAACTTGTTCCTCCACCAGTTTTGGGTGTATCTAAGTCTCTATCTGAGTGCATGCAAGTTACTGAATTTAGTAAGGCTTATGAGACTGAAGATACATCTAAGGAGATAATTGACGCTGCGTTTGGCTTGGAAGGTCTAGTTAGACAAACTGGAATACATGCAGCTGGAGTTGTTATATCAAAAGGTCCATTAACGGATTATCTTCCCGTCATGCAAAAAGGTGCAGACAATCCGTTAGTTACACAATGGGATATGTCTAGAGTAGAACAATGTGGTCTATTAAAGATAGATTTTCTTGGACTAAGAAACCTTGGAGTTATAGACCAATGTATTAAAATGGTTGAGAAGAAATACTCTACAGAAATAGATGTAAATGACATACCTTTAGATGATACAAAAACATACGATGAACTGTGTAGAGGAAACGCCATAGGTGTATTCCAATTAGAATCATCTGGAATGAGAAGTCTTATGCTGCAGCTTCAGCCTAAGACCATAGAAGATATAATGGCATTGATATCGTTATATAGACCTGGCCCAATGGGGTCTGGAATGGATAAGCTTTTTATCGACAGAAAACATGGCAGATCTAAAGTAGTATACGAACACCCTAAGATGGAAGACGCTCTTAAGTCATCTTTAGGTATTATGTTATACCAAGAAGATGTACTAGCTGTATCTAGGGGTTTGGCTGGATTTACTTCTGCAGAAGCAGATGACTTAAGAAAAGTTATTGGAAAAAAGCAGATGGATAAAATACCAAAGCTTAGAAAAAAGTTTGTTGACGGATGTATTAAAAATTCTTTCATAGATAAAAGTTTAGCCGATAAAATATTTTCTGATATAGAATACTTTGGTGGCTATGGTTTCAACAGAGCGCACGCTGCTAGTTATGCGATGATATCTTATATTACGGCATATTTAAAAACTCATTACACTGCAGAGTATATGGCTGCTCTACTAACTTCTGTAGCAGGAAATAAGGACAAATTATTTTTATACTTAAATGATTGCAAAAAGCTTGGAATAAAAGTTCTTCCACCTTCAATAAATTATTCAGGTATAGACTTTGAAGTAATTGATAAAGATCAAATATTATTTGGTTTAGCATCAGTAAATGGAATTGGAATTTCTATAGCTGAATCAATTATTAAAGGAAGAGATAATAATAAACCATACATTTCTATATATGATTTCTATAAAAGATGTGACCCATCAGTCCTTAAAAAATCAACACTAGAGCACTTAGCTAACTCAGGGGCATTAGATGAACTAATAGAAACAGACGATGACAATGATATAAATAGATCCATAGAGCTTTCTATACTAGAAAAAGAAAAGGAAGAGCTTGGAATCTATGTTACCAAACACCCTTTGGAGGGTACATGGGATGTTATGAAAGCTTCTATAGATATAGAAATAATAGAAGTGCCCGAGTGTACTCCTGGTGCCTATCTTAAATTGGGGGGAATTATAACTTCTTCAAAAAAGATAATAACCAAAAAAGGCGCAAGAATGTTTAAGTTTAATTTGGAAGATCCTACAGGAGAAATTGAAGTAATAGTCTTTCCAAAAGACGCAAAGGGATACAGTGATGAATCTTTTAGGGTCGGAGATATCGTATATGTTTCTGGATCTTTAAATAGAGAAACGGAAGATGAAAACTCTTCTAATAGAATATTCTTATCTAACCTAGAAAAAGTAGACAATGCTACTATGTATAGTGGAAAAGCAATATACTTAAATTATAAAAACATAAACTCTTTACAACTAAAAAAAATATATGATATAATCATTAATAACAACGGCAATAGACAAGTATTTTTAAATGTTGTTTCGGATTTAGGAACATTTGTTTATAAATTTAATAAGACTACAAATAAAAACGCAGAAAAATTAATTAAAAATATAATGGAGGAAAGCTAATATGGCAGCAACTGGTAGCTATCAGAACCCTTCCGAAAAAGAATGTTGGAAGTATTGTTTTGCATGCGGAAGATGCGAAAACAAAGGAAGATATACAAAGTGCAACGGATGCAGCGGTAGGTATGACCCCCAAGGTAGAATAGATGCCCACCCTGAAGATTACTGTGATTGTAGAAACGGAATCCTTAGATGGAAGACGCAGCAAGGAAAAATAATTATAACTAGATTCAGATCAAACCCATATGCTGGATCGGTTAGTTATGAGAAAAAATCTGAAGATGAAAGAGATTGGGACTCATACGTAAAAGATATGAGAGAAAAAATGAACGATCCAAATTGGAATCCTATAACAATAGTTGATGAGGACTAATATGGTAAAAAATGAAGTTGGAAGAATGTTACTTAATAACATTACATTAATTGAATATAAAACAGAAAAGCCTACTTATTTTATACAATCTGGTATTGCAGGCTTTAATGCAACAGCAGAAGAATTGTCGGATTTGTACGGGTTATTAAATTACTATTTTAACATTGATGCTGTGAACAATACTGTTATAGCATTAACCGAAGGAGGGAATGATGTCTAATAATTATTACGATGAAATGGAAATAGGAGAATCTGGTTGGGTTCCAACTAAAGATGGTGGATATAAAAATATTTACAATAATCATATAATAGATTCTTTGGGTAGAGAATTTGATGAAAATGGCACATTGATATTTGATCCAAGGGAAGAAATAAAATGATAAGTGTTGAAAATTTAGAAGATATAGATCCTCTAGTCAGGCTTTCTTTAACCGACTTGTCTTATTCAAGAATGGATACATACAAGATGTGCCCATCAAAATATTTCTTTTCTTATATTAAAAAAGAACCAAGGCAATTTAACGACGCAGCAGTACTGCGGAAATATAGTTCACTCTGTATTAGAGGATAATGTAGATAACTCAAAAGCGCTAGACCCCGACGCTTTACTAATTGACTATGGAAAGAAAAGGCTTTCCTATGATCCAAATAATGTAATCAAAGAAGATCTTATAAGTGTTGGAAAAAACATTATTTTAGAGTTTTATGATAGACATGCAGAAGAACAGTTCTCAGTTAAAGATAAAGAAATGCAGTTCAGCTTTATTCTTGGATCTTTTCTTGTTAATGGTTTTATAGACAGAGTAGATGAATATGAAAATAGAATCGAAATTATAGATTATAAAACAGGTAAGTGGGAAGTGGCCCAAAAGTCCATTAAAGATAACCTACAACTAGGGATATACGCCTTGGCAGCTAGTAGGGTTTTTCCAGGAAAAGAAATTTATGCAGAGCTATATTATTTAAGGTCTGGAAAAAGAAAAGGTCATACCTTTACAGAAGAAGATCTAGAAAATGTAAAAGTAGAAATAATTAACTTTGGTAATAAAATTATAAATGATAATAACTTTTTACCAACACCCAACGAAAGAGTATGTTCTTTTTGCGATCACGCAAAGTCTGGAGCTTGCGCTACTGGAGTGGCTAGAAATAAAAAGAACCAGGGCCGTTAAGCCCTGGTTCTTTTTTTTGTAAGAATTAAAGTATTAGTTATTTACAGGAAATGCAATTGAGTCTGCAACTAGGTCAACCTTGCGGTCGCTGTCGATGACTACCTTGATTGCATCATCGGTTGTGTAACCGAGTGATTCAAGTGTCTTGACCGCAGAGCTTTGCATATCTACTACAAAGCTATTTACTAGCATGTTTAATGTTGTCATTTTTTTTTCCTATTCTTTGTGGTTAGTTTGATATTTGTTAAATTATAATATATAATATATGTTAGTTATACCTTCTGTAACTAGGTGGTGTAACTAACTAGAGATAGGATATATCATGAAAACACATGTTGTCAAGCCAGATTCGTTTTTTCTCGAAAAATCTTTTCGCTCAAAACATCCAAACTTTAAAAAGTTAAAAACAAAAAGTATAGATAAATCAATCTTGTCGGAAGATGATATATATCAAAGGCGGAGGAAAAGGAAATGCGTATAGGTATACCAAAACTGGATATAGAGAAGATCTAGGTTTAACCCTAAGATCAAATTGGGAAGCTAACTTCGCTCGCATATCTAGAATGTATGAAATTGATTTCGAATTTGAACCTAAGGTTTTTACTTTTCCGGTTAAAAGAGGAACAAAGGGATACACTCCAGATTTTTATTTTAAAGATACAGAAGATTGGATTGAAATTAAAGGCTACTTAGATGACAAAAGTAAAATAAAAATAAAAAGATTTAAAAGATATTATCCAGATGAATTCGAAAAACTAACAATGGTTATAAGTAGATATTCTAACGAAGCAAAAAGGTTTGTTGAAGATCTAGAAGTTCCAAATGTTATTTTTTATGAAGACATAAGGGATTTTTATTCTAATTTATTATATAAATGGGAAGGTAAATAATGGCAGCTTACAAGGAGCAGTATTATTCTTTAGAAGAAAACGAAATGCAAGCTTTACTAGATAGAGCAAAAAAAGATGACACTATTGCACAGAGAGAATTATTAAAAATTTTTAATAACTTTCTTACAAAATATACAACAATGTTATATCATCGGAAAATATAATTTAAACGACTATGAC